TCAATAGCCACCGGAGCAAGGTTATTAAGGTATTCTATATACCGCTCAATGTTCGCCGGTTCGTCACTAAATCCTTTATGGTTGACCTCTCCCAAATCTACAACCTGTCTCCGAATGAGATTTAAAAGAGCCATCGGTGCATGAACTGAAGTAAAAGGTTCGGTGATAAATGTATAAGGATTATTGTTAACAATAGATCCCGCGCCAATAACATAAGCCCCTTCGGATAGAAAATCTACCCCAGGAAATTCTTTAAGATTTTTCCGGATCTTAAAATCAGGTGGTTTCCTTAAATATATGTGTATCCCGCCCCCGCCGGTACGCACTAAAGTAGCCTTTTTCTGTAGATTCTCAATCTCAGGTATTTTGGATTTTATCTCACTCCAGACCTGGCGCCCTTGCATGTTACGAGGGTCAAGGTCAATAATCAAATCATCCGCTTTCAGTCTTACTCCAAACTGACCGTACGGATATTTCATTTGATTAGGAGATAGATCTACATTTGCCTCTTTCCATTTCAGGCCACTTAAAGGTCGCTTGTCTTCAGCCGTAGCAAAAGTAGCGTATCCCGCTTGAGCATATACTTCGAGACAACTAATTAGTGTCGAAGGGATGTTCGCTATTTTCTTTTGCATGGCATTTAGCTCCTTCTAAGTATTTATTGACGTCCTCTTCCAAAAACCTTTTCCTACAACCCACTTGGTAGTAAGTCAGTTTTCCCTGTTTACAGTACCGATTAACCGTTACAGGGTGTACTTTCAGTCGCTTTGCCACTTCTTTCATTGTCAGAAACTCTGTCATTTTTCTTCACCTCCTTTACGTGTTTGTTTGGCTTACGTTTCTTTCCACGTTTGATCTTAAAATTATTTTCTCTACACCATTTATCAATCTCTTCTCTCATGCTCCCCATATTACTCCCCTTTATTCTTTCCGTGCGCATGAGCCGGATTTCCGTACCATTTTTCACCGTCAGGTATATCGCGTGTAACAACAGACCCGGCGCCTACTAACGCATTCTCTCCAATTGTTACGCCGGGAAGTATGATCGCACCCATCCCGATCGCCGCGCCTTTCTTAACGAGAATAGTTCCCCACTCTTTTCTATCACTCGGCGGGTACTTATCGTTACTGAATGTCACCTTTGGCGCGATAAAAACGTCATCCTGGATCGTTACGCCTTCCGGGATAAACACCATTGCGCCTATCCGGACGTTATTACCGATCCTGACGTTATGACCGATCTCTGATCCTCCGCCTACTGAACAGCCTTTGCCTATCTTAGCGGACGAGTAAATATTACAGTTCCCCCAAACTTTTGTGTTCCTTCCTATATTATAGGCTTCACGAAGAAGCGGAGTATCCATCTGTTTGAGAAGGATCTCCATATCTTCAACCGTACAATGACCGCCGACGAATTTATCGAATGGCCATAGAAGCGGCTGAAGAAGTTTTAAATTATCACCGCCTAATTTCTTGAGTCCTTCGTTCCTGGTGTTTTCAAAGTCCGTGACGACTTTGTAATAATCAACACCAAATTTTTCACAGATCGCTTCCTGTTCTTTTGCAAAAGCGATATAGACCCCATACCGTGAAAGCGCGAGAAGTTTCGCGAGTTCGGTACATTTTGTGTCCGGAAGAGTTTTGCATACAATTCCGGCTCTAAAAAAATAATTTGAAAGTTCCTGGGCCTCGTAATGATAGCCATTATCGAAGGAAAGATATTTTACATAAGTAAGAAGTCCCTCTTTCATCTTCGGGTGTTTACCTCTTACGGGACTATGAAACGCTTTACCATCGATCTTTTCTGTGGTACCGACAGGGACACTCGAATGAATGACCGTAAACTTCGGAGTACATTCAGCGATATAATCATTGACGATGTCAACGAAGTCTTCGCAGTCCGGGATACATATGTTCAATAGATCCACTTTTGGCAACTCTTTTTCGCCTTCACGAATATCGTACGAAAAAACCTTATTTCCGTATTTGTCTTTCAGGACCTCATGTAACGCGCTCCCGATTTCTCCCATGCCGATAACCAATGTTTTCATTTTTCCTCCTTAAAAACTTGTAGTTGCAGATGTAGTAGAGCCCCCATAGCTCCAACCGTATGTATACCGGACAACAATTTGTGGCTCCTGGTGCGCTTTAAGTTTCCGGTCATATTCTTCTTTATGTTTTATAAGAAAATCTTTTGCCGCGTTGATCTCTTGCATTTTCCGGAGATCGCCTCCCTTATCCGGATGATGTTTAAGCGCCAACGATCTATACGCCTTTTTGATCTCTTCCCTGGACGCAAAATCTTTAAGTCCCAGGACCTTATAAAGATGTATCGATACTTGTACTGGCAATTTACTCATCCGTAATTCCTTGTTTCTTTTTCAACGTGAATGTTTCCGTATTCCCGGACACTAATTACATGTTTAACATGTTGTAACGGCCCTCCGGCTATTCTGAATTTTGCATAGATAATAACTTCGTCCCCGGATTCAGTATCGAGAATCGCTACGGGTTTTTTATTTTTCTCCATGTCTCTCCTTACATATAGGGCATAGCTGTTTATGATTATGTCTGTTTTTATATTTTCGTTCGAGCGTACTTGCCTCATTCCTGGTCGCTACTTCAGCAAGGACAAATACCTGGACTTCTATTCCCGCGGCAAAAACAGCGCGCATAAGAGAGGCGCCATGTCCCCTTTTATGTCTGCGGATACGTTTTTTCAGATTATTTGTGATCCCCAGATAATGACGAACTCTCTTATACGGCTGATTAAAATGTATGAGATAGACTATGTGCATTATTTATCCTTTAAATATGGTCTGGGGGACAGGATTTGAACCTGCGACTTCCTCATTCCAAGTGAGGAGCTCTGACCAGACTGAGCCACCCCCAGACTATTTAGTGACGATTGTAGGCGTTACGGTTGACAGCCGTATGGCTACTCTGGACGCCTCGTTAGTTCGTTGCGATCCTCAAGGCTTATAGTGGCTGTCAGCCACGTCCCCGCACGCTTAGCGAATCGTCTGACCCTTTGTAGCAGACGAACTCTTCGTCACTTAACCTTTTACAACAGCAAGTGGAAGGAGTTTAACCTTGATATTAACAAGATCCTGCTGTTCCTCCATTACTGTATCAATATCTTTATACGCCCCGCTCGCCTCGTCAAGATCTTTGACTGATCGAATAGAGTGTAAAATACCTTGATCGTCTAACTTCTTTGTTTCTTCTTCGAGAGATAAGTTCTTTTGCGCGAACTTACGCCCCATCTTACGCCCGGCGCCATGAGAGCACGACATAAAAGATTCAGGATTTCCACGTCCCTCAACCACATAAGAAGCTGTTCCCTGTGACCCCGGTATCAAGCCAAGCTCTCCCGCTTTTGCGGACGTCGCCCCTTTTCTATGCACCATGACATTTTTATTAAAGTGATGTTCCATTGTTGCATAGTTATGGTGTATATTGATCTCCTCGAAAAAAGTACAGTTTGTTTGTACCGCAAATATGCTCTTAATAATGTTCATCATCGCTTTCCTGTTTGCCAGGGCGAATGCTAAACACTGGTTCATTTCAGTCATGTATCTCACGCCCTCTTCACTATCTAAAGGAAGGAACGCAAGATCATACGCTTTCGGAACGATTGAATACCATTTTTCATTGAGCTTTTTAGCAATGTTATTATAGTGGTTTGCTACTTTCAATCCGATGTTACGACTACCACTATGTATCATTATCCAAATGTCACCGTCGAGGCTATCTTTTTGGATTTCAATAAAATGGTTTCCGCCGCCGAGTGTTCCTATTTGTTTACATGCCGAATCAAATTCACGATCTACAATAGGAGCGTCAGCCTCTTTAAACATTTCCTTCGGCATCCAATCTTGATGAGCTTCTTTATGATGATTAAAACCTACCGGAACAGTCTTGCGTATCTCACCCAGGATAGCTTTTAAATCGTGCATGGATAAATCTACAATGCTCGTCTGTACGGCAATCATTCCACAACCTATATCTACACCAACAGCATAAGGTATTACAACTCCCTTTGTCGCAATAACCCCACCAATCGGCATACCATAGCCTTCGTGAGTATCTGGCATAAGAGCAACGTGTTCATGTAAAAAAGGAAGCATTGAAAGGTTTTGTGCTTGAGCGATTGCTCCTGGTTCCGGGCTATTACACCATGATTTTATAATTCGACCACCTTCAAAATATCTCATCTTTTTCTCCTCTTTCTAATTTGAAATTTTAACTCACACCACAAACACCACAGCCATTTGTAAGGATTGAATTTTGATACACGCCAAAAATCTTTCAAACGATCAAACTTCATTTATCTCTCCTATAATATCCCCGCTGTGTATGGATTCGAGGATTCCGAAAAATCTTTGTGAGTGTTTCCATTGAAACGTTCCGACGAAAAAGTTGAGTCTTTCCTTTTTTCGGATGGTCTATACAGGTCCCCACTGTCATTGTAGTATAGTAAACGTTTATCCTGGCCTTTCCTTTTTTAAAACTGACCATTTTTATCTTAGGCTGATGATCTATTTGACGCCAACCTTCCACGTCAGCAAGGGAAGCAATAGAATCCAAAGCCTCTAAGGCGTCATAAATATTCATTATTTTCTCCCCTCCTCTAAAAAGAACTTCACGTTCTTAAGCCAGTTTTTATTCAGACCTTTCGGGTCGTTATCCGCTCCGATAGGGCAATACCGGGACGCTAAAAATTCCAGGTATGTATCGAACTGTTTATGTCCATAGTCTGCATAGCGGGCGCGATTGTTGCGCACTGTATTGAAACAAATGCGACGGGCTTCTGCCGGCGTGTCGTAAGAACATGATCTGATACCATAGAGGTATTGAGCTTCACTTCCGCCTTCCGCTTTATAGATAGCATTGACAATCTCTTCGTCGGAATACGGAACAGATTTTTTAGGCTGTCGATCGTTCCACATTTTTATGGCGTGCCATCCTACCACCGCCCCGGCGCTCTGCGCCAGAAAACATAAAACGATAGACAAAATAAAAACTTTTTTCATTCTTTCCTGCTTTATAGTTGAGGATTTTTCGATGTGCTCTGAAAAGTGTCCAATGTCATAATTGCGAGTATACATCAAAAATATCCAAGTGTCAAATATTTTTTCAATTTTATTTTTTATTCCGTTTGTATCTTATTGTTCGGTTTATTTACATTTAGGGCAGTTTCCTTTGATACAATGGAAACATTTACCCTGATTTTCCTGAATCTCAGCCTTATTGAGCGTCAGACCACAGCATTTGCACCGGGCCAAGACCCCTTCTCGCTGAAAATAACGGCTCTGGAGCTCTCTGAGACGGTCAATATAGCTCATTTTGCGCAACTGTTCGATTGACTGATACATAACTGCCTCCTTTATTTGTCCCAAAATACCGGGTATTTGTCCCGGATTCCCGGGTATTTGTCTCATCAGTATATAGGTAATAAACCTATATAGACGTCCCGGACCGCCCGGGACGTTTCGACATTGGAGGCTAAACTTCTACTTCATATAGTCGAACGCCTTCATAATCCCAACCCCGGGACATCATTTCTTCGGCCTCTTCGACTGTGATAAGTTCTACCTTAAATATTTCATTGACAATGTCAATGTACCGCTGTTGCGCTTCCTTTTCATTATCAAATATTTCCGGGTCCCCGGGCATTCCACCGGCTTCGCGCTGTATAATATATCTTGTCTCAGACATAAATCCAACGCTCGCCACATTCCATAACGACCCTATCGTGCTTATAACAAGCTGTTTTTGTTCTTCCTGGTCAATCACATTACCATCAATATCCTGTGTTCGTAATTCGATCGCCACTACATACTTTTTTGTCTTCATCTTTTTGCCTCCTGTTTTTTGGTGTTCTCTTTCCGTTTCACGCTGTAATAGATTGCGTACAACTTTGACATGCTCATCAGGTGAAACTTGCGCCCGTCATTCGGATAGCGCTTTTTTAAAAACCTATACACTTGAATTGTTGACGGCATTTATCCACTTCCTTTTTGACTTCCTTTACTCGATTGGCTTCCCTCTTCAGTGAATGCGTAGCCAACGCACCCAGACGCCGACGGGCGAGCCTGTCGCCCCGGGACCCTGCAACCCGCAGGGGTCGGCGTTTCTGGCTATTCCATAAGCCGGGCCCACTCGTCGGACCATTCCCAATTAGTCCAATAACTGTCGGAATTGTCTCCGCCTATGTCATACGCTTCCCGGTCGACTTCGTCGGTCGCCTTGTGCAAACATTCATCACTACAATAATATGCTTGACCCCCGCCTATGCAATAGCCTTCTTGCATAACTTTTCCGCATTCGTCGCAAATACGAATGAAGTCACTTTCCTCGATTTCGTTCTCGGTCTCTTCTTTGATGTCGTCAACTTCTGATTGTTCGTAATACTCGCCGTCAATCTCTTCCAGTTCTGCGCCGTCAAGCCAATCACTGAACCCGCAACGGTACGCGATAGGGTCGAGTTCTTCCAATACGCGCGACGCGTCAAAAGTAATCGACCCGATACGGATTTCTCCGCTTACCTCGTCGAGCATTTCGTCATAGCGCTTGTTAGCGTTTACGGGCGTCAATTCTTCCTTGACGCGCTCCTCGACTCTTTTGTCAAATAATTCTTGCCTCGTCATGTCTTTGCCTCCTTTGTTTCCTGTCGTTTTGTCTGCCTCATCAGTGGCCCGGAAACACCCGGACCAGACGCCCCGGAGGGCGTTTCGGCCTATTTACCACGGAAAGCGTCCAATAACTGAGCGGACGCCCGCGAGACTTCGCCGTCTTTAAACTCCACAAAAAGACCGTTCGGGAAGTAGTATTGTATTACTTCTTTGCCTTCTTCGTCCTTTGTTACCTGTGCGATCATGCCCGCACTTGTGCCGTACCCGCTCCCCGCGGTCGCGTACACCGTGAAGACGTCAGCGTCTTTGTCCTCGTAATAACTGCCCTCGACCCTTACGCCGGACCGCCAACCGTTACAGCGTGTCGTTATACCGCTTGTCTTGTGCCCGAGCCTTGACGCTTCTGACCTGTTTCCCTGAACTGTTCCTCTAAACTGTGCCATTTTGTTGCCTCCTTCGGGGTCTGCTGACCCTCATTTGTGTTGTGGCTTGCCTCATCAGCGCGCCAGTAGCCAACCGACGCGGACCCCGCAAAGCGGGGTTTCGGCCCTTAAAACTCGGTATTTTCGAGTTTGTCAAGGTGTTTCCGGCAGAGATATTGAGACGGGCCGCCGTCCCGGTCCGCGGTGTTATAGATTACGAACTCAGCCGGACAGTTGTGCCCCTCTTCCGCGCACTCGTCGCAGGTGTAGCCCTCTTCCCTGTCTACCTCCTCCCAATGGGTGAGCGCCCCGTCTATCGCGCTGAACAGTTGCCAAAACTGCCCGGCGCTAAAGGTCTGCACCTCTCCGGCGTGGCCGTATTCCTCCAATATCCGCGCGTGTGCTTCCTCTTGATAGATAGCGCGTGCCATGTGGACGCTAAACGTCCCGCGTTTGTTATCAAACACTAAACTATAGAAATTTTCAAGGTCAACACCTTCCCGGTCGAAGTAGTCGCAAGACTCGACTATGTCGGTGCTAAACCTTTGCGCCTCGGCGCAGGTGTCGCGGTGTGAACAGTTTTTGCAAATCGTATCAGCCATTTTGTTGCCTCCTTTTTTGTTGCCGTTCATGTCTTTTTGCCTTTTTGGCAAGCTGTATTTTCTCTTCTCCTCATTTGGTGCGCCTTTCCGGCGCTTCGCTTCTCTGTTTTATTTGTTCTTATTTGTCGAGTATCTCTATAATCAATTATACACTAAAATAGCGAAATGTCAAGTATTTATTTGAATATTTGTTTTGTTGTGTATATTTAAATGTGTAATGATTACGAATGAGAAGTCATATAAGTATTTTTGAGAGGTATGTATATACCTATAGGGTGTATGGTACATCATCCAACGGCGGAGGGTCTAAAGGTGGGAGAGTGTTCAAAGAAAAGTTTCCGTGTTCTCATTCGTAATCATTACACATATCGACATTTGAAACATCCCTTTGACCTGTTGTATATGTTAAGTTATGACATGATACCGGGCACACGTTGAGCGGTTGTATCGTTGTATTATCACATCATGTCAATACTTAACATTTGAAACATGGGGAGAGGATGACATCATACACCATGACGGCGGGCGCTCGCTCCTTATGGATTATTTTACACCCCCACCCCCCCTTAAATTTTTGGCGTGGCGAACCCTCCACCGCCACGCGCGCGAATTTAAAATAGTAAATAAGTCTCTCCATCCTCTCGCTCATAAAAATCCAGGTATCCTCTCACTCACAAAATCTCTTAATGATCTACCCGGGCATTCAACTTCCGTCATAGACGTCACCCCACCGGGTCAAAGATTCCGACCACTTCCGTCATAGATGTAATTTTTCAATTAACTTAATATAGAATAAAAATTTTAAAAAATTTGACAAAAGGGTATATATCATGTATAGTTAACGTGTATAAGGAATTAGCATAAATTTTTAGACAGTTAAGCTGTTCAGGCGTTAATATCATCAGACATTCACAAACCCACAAGGAGGGAAACATGGCAGAAAAATCATGGAAAGACGGAACGGGCGAAAGTCCAACACCCGTGGCGGATAGAAAGGAAGATTTGCTTCACTATCCGTTTCTTATCAGAGTCTTGGTGACGTTCACCAAACTCAACGATCAATCAAAAGAGACGAAGTACAAAGAAGAAGTTATTTTCAAGCTCGATCAGCATTCAGCGAAAATGCCCTGGTATGTTCTCAGAAATTACACTGTTCCAAAATATCTCGTTGACAGATACGGACCAGAAGAAGTAGGTTGGCAGAGAATTTATGAGATAAAAATTCTCAAGCTCATCAACAGGAACGATCCGAACGACATAACGGACATACCTTTGAGGGTGATGACGTTGGAACAGCTCGCGAAGTATTGCAAGAAGTGGGACCTCGGCGTAGATGTTTATGAATTTTATTCCGTCGAAAAGGCGCGTGAAATGGTGGCGCTCAGGGAGGAAGATGAAAAGGGTTATCAAAAACATCTTGCGGAGTATAGAGAGGGTAAACAGCGATCCTATCCGGAACTGGACAAAATGCGCGGCGACGGTAAAGCAGAAGTCGCTGACACTGATGAGTTTCTCGAATTGGAATCGAAGACTGAGGAAGAATCGCTTCCAAAAAAGAGCAAGCCGTCAGAAGTGGCAGAGCCGTCGGAAGTAGAGAAAGAGCTTCTGAAAGGGAAAGGCGCGACAGGTCCTACAACGGGCGCGGCGCCGATAGTTTCGGGCGCGGGGACAGTAAACACGCCGAGCGTTCCAGGGGGCCCGGCAGAAGAGAAAAAGGAAAGTAAACCAGGCGATCCGTTCGCGGGAATATAAATGAGGAGAGCTCCGGTTCAAGCCGGCAAAGGAGGGGCAGAGCCTCCTTTCATTTTTTAATAAGGAGAGAAGATGACTGATCCTTTTGCTCCTCAGCCTGTCGAGACAAAAGAACTCACGGATGAGGATATATATTTTACCAAAGTAGACCGACGCGGGAACGTCACGAAGTTCAAGATGGAATCGGGGGTGCCTGTCAAAGTTGAGGATCTTGGTAATGTAAAGGACATCTTCACGACAGCGATACACGAAGCGGCAATGCTTACTCCGGAATCTTTGAAGACTCTTGATTTTGGAGGAATGTCACACATAAAAATAGCCGCAATAAAAATAGCGGTCTTCGCCGCGGCCGGGGACTTGAAGTCAGCTCAAGAACTTTTTGATCGCGTCCTGGGTAAACCAAAACTCATATCTGAAAATACAAATCTCAACCTTACGATCGATGATGTTTTAAATGGTATTCAGGGAAAGAAAGGGGAGGTTATCGATGTCGAACATCATGTCGAAGATTGATTACCTTCGTGACAACTTGCCTGAATATGCTCAACGGTTTATCAGGATCCGTCCTAAATCTGGAGGAAGGACCGTTCCTCTGGTTTTTAATAAAGCCCAGATGATGTTACATAATTTTATTGAGGACATACGTAAAGCGGGACAGCTCGTTCGTGTATGTGTTGTGAAAGGAAGACAGCAAGGCGTCAGTACATACACGGCCGCGCGTTTCCTCCACAAAGCGTCACTCAATTTGGGTGTGAGTGTTTTTATACTCGCGCATATTTCAAAGTCTACTGATTATCTTTTCGATATGGTGAAAAGAATGTATAGTAATTTACCTGATCCCCTGCGGCCCGGCATAGAACGATCCAATAAAAAAGAATTAAAATTCGGACGGATCGATTCAGAATATGGTCTGGGTACCGCGGGGGCACAGGACGTTGGGAGAGGGATGAACCCGCAACTTCTTCATTTGTCAGAAGCCGCGTTCTATGGGAACACGGACGATCTGTCAACCGGTCTTATGCAAGGAGTCGCGACAGATTTAAAAACGGAAATTATCATGGAGTCCACCGCGAATGGTGTGAACAACATGTTTTATAATCTCTGTATGAAAGGGACCGATCCGAACGCACTTACTCGATACAAAACACTTTTCATTCCCTGGTACATACAGGATGAATATAGAGAAACCCCTCCCTCACGATTTAAGCCTACGACAGAAGAACTGGAACTCATGGAGATCTACAACCTGAAAATTGACCAGATCTTCTGGCGTAGGCGAAAATTGGAGGATGAGTATAATGGAGATCTATGGAAATTTTTACAGGAGTATCCATGCTGTCTGGCGGAAGCGTTCCAGTCAACAGGGAACACGCTTATCAAGCCGGAGTATGTGGCTACTGCGCGGAAAAATCAAGCGTACTTTGACGCTTTCGCTCCTATGGTTATGGGAGTGGATGGAAGTGGAGAAGGTGCTGACCGCACTGTCCTCGTTGTCCGTCAAGGACGACGAATTGTTGAATACGAAGTATACACGGACCCGGTCAAGCCAATGCGGCTTGCGGGAATCGTCGCGCAAAAAATAGATCAACTTGGATTAGATATGGTTTTTCTCGATGTTGCTTATGGATATGGCTGTCGAGATCGCCTGGCGGAAATGGGTTATGGCGCGAAGACGATGGCCGTTCCTTTTGGGTCCGGAGCTCTTATGCCGGAACTGTATCGAAACAAGCGCGCGCAGATGTATGGATTTATGAAAGATTGGTTTGAAGAGGGAGGAGTGAGTATACCGGACGAAGACATATTCGCAAGAGACCTGCTCATGGTACCAGGATTTGAAAGAACAACGTCGCGTGGATTACTCACTCTCCCTCCGAAAGAAAAGATTAAAAAAGATAACGACGGGATCTCTCCGGACATCGCGGACGCTATGGCTTTGACCTTTGCTTTTCCAGTTAAGGCAAGGACCACTGCTTCGCGGATCCAGGTGGCAACACCTTCGGTTGTCCGGGCTCGTAGTCCTTTTAGAACGCGGAGACTCGCGGAAAAATTTGTTCGTCGGGATAAGCCGAGTGAACTGTATATTAAAAATTAAGGAGCTGTTTGTGTGAAAATACGACCTATGGAAGAAAGAGATTTCGCGATCGGTGTTGAGTTGATTTCTCAGTTCAATACCGAGTCTCTTGGTGAGTATGGCAATTATTTGGAATTGGACAGATTAATGGAAATATTCCGAAAAATATGGCATACTTCTTTTGTAGTGGAAGTAAATGAAAAAGTGGTAGGGTTGTTTGTCGGTCATATTGTCCAGGACTTTTGTAGTAAGCGGCCGGTATATGAAGAGGTTGTTTGGTACGTTAGTTTAGGGTTTCGGAAATATGGGCTGAAACTTTTTCATCATGTGCAGGACTGGTGTAAAGCACAGGGTATTGAGCGTATGACAGTTTGTTGTATGCACAACAGTAAGACAGAGAAGCTCTTTAGGTTATATGATAGACTTGGTTTCAAATCTATGGAAACAAGATTTATCAAAGAGCTTAATTAAAAAAGGGGGTTGGTTATGCCATTATTTACAGCAATCGGAACAGCGTTGGGGGCTTCGGCGGCCACAGCGTTTAGTGTTGGTGTAGGAGCGACGGCTGTAGCGGCCGGAGCGGGAGTTGCCGCGTATGGAGCGGCCGGTGGTTTTGATTCAAAGTCGGGGGACAGTCGAGTACAGGTATCGACAGACACCGGTACGTTGACTGATGAAGAGGCAATGACAGACGCAAGAAAAAGAGCATATAGGTCCGGGATCCTTTTTACTTCACCAACAGGAACGGGCTCGAATCCTGAAACGGCGAGTGCTCGTTTAACATAAAGGTGGTGACAAATGGCGGATAAAATACAAGAGAACGGTACGTTACTCGAAAAACTAAAACGAGCTCGTACCGGTTATCAAACAGCGAAGGTGAATTTTAATAATCAATATTCACAACTCTCTGTTTATTTTTATCAGATTCAATCTGATTATCAGGTCTATACACCACAGATAATTCAGGGGCAGTTTGAAAACGACGGAAACATTAATGATAACGCCGGCGCACGTAGCGCGAAACTTATGGCGTCCGCGTTAATGGGAATGACCTGGAAAAATGAAAAAGGAACTTTTAGGATTATTCCTTCAAAAATGCTTCCGGATAATAAAGGGGTGAAAGTATATTTTGATTGGCTGACAACAGGACTTGCTACATATATGGAACGGCCGAAATCACGACTTACCGCTTCATTGTTTAAAACGATTCTTGAAATGGTTGTGTATGGTACTTCCGGAATGGTCGCACAAAAAGGAGACTATTCCAGTCCTCTCAGTTATTTCAATAAATCGATTCTTTCCTTTTATATCGGATATGATAAAAATGGAGAGATCCGGGAGCTGTTTATCGATTACAATTTTTCTGCGGAAGAACTTTGGGATCGATATGGAGCGGCCGCCGGGGCTCAGGTAAAACAGGCTGTTCAAAATAACGATCATACAAAACGCTTTGTTGTATGTGAAGCTATTCGTCCGCGGTCCCCGGAACAGACACGTAATAAAAAAGGGAAGATGGGAATGCCTTATTCGGCGGATCTTTTTATGCCGAACGAAAACAAGTATCTTGAATCTGGGGGATATGAGTCTTTACCACTCAAGGTTCTTTTCTATGATAAACTGGAATATGAATCTTATGGTCGTGGCCCAGGTATGGACGCACTGCCAACGGTTGTCCAGAAAAATATAGCGAATGAGATCTTGGCGCTTGGCGGAGAGTTAACAGCTCAACCCGCACTTGGTATGTTTGATAATGGGTCTCTCGCCGGTTTGGCTGTAGATCTTTCTGGTGGTGCATTGAATGTGTTCAATGTATCCGGGACCATACCAACAGAGAAACCTATCTTTCCATTATTTGAGGTAGGAGATCTTCGCGTGATGTATGAATGGGCTAAACAACTTGATGAAAATATCGCGGGTTATTTTCTTTTGGATAAACTATATGATCTTCAGACAAAACAGCGGATGACTTTAGGAGAAGCTATCATGCGTGAACAGATAAGATCTGACGCGCTTTCTCCTATATTTACACAGATCATGTCTTTTCTGGAAGAGATAATTACTCGTTCCGTAGATATTTTATATGGAATGGGGTTAGCGGGAGTCGCGGATCCAAATGATAAAAACAATCCGCAAGTTAAAGAACTTCTCAAAAACGGGATACAGCCAGTACAGATTCCGGCAGAGGTTTTAAAAGCGCAGATGAGCGGAATGGATTGGTATGATATTGAGTTTATTTCTCCGGCCGCCAGGATAATGAATAACGAAGAACTTGCAAGTACCTTGAAGTTTATTTCTGTTATGGGAGAAGCCGGAGCAATAAGCCCGGAATTTATCGATGTTATTGATCCTGATGGAACCGCTGAGAAATTGAAAAGACTAACAGCTACGGATTCAATCGTAACACGAACACCGGAAGAACGAAAAATGATCCGTAAGAATAGAGCCGCGGCACAGATGGAAATGGCTAAGATTGAGGCTAATGCAAAAGTAGCGGCCGCCAATCAAGCTAATGCGCAAGCGGCCGCCGCGCAGAGCGGAGCTGTTCGTAATATGGCAGAGGTAGGAGCCGGACAATAAAGGAGGCACCAACATGGCAGAGGATAAAAAAGACAAACAACCTTTTAGCAGAGCGAGTGTAGCTCAGAAAAGAAAAGAAGCTCTGGAAGAATATGAAAAAAAGGTTGACGAAATGCGTAAGACGCTTGAGTCTGTGGCTTCAACACCTGAAGGGGAAAAGTTTTTTAGGTATCTTTTTCTTCTATGCGGAGGTGACACAGATTCCGTTCGACGTACAAAAGAAAATCGGATTGATACGGAAGAAACACTTTTGGTATTAGGTGCTAAAAGTGTGTATGAGAGGATACGCTTTGGATTATCTTCTGATACGATAGCGAAGATTGAAAGACATAATTGGGAACAATAATAAAAGGAGGAACCAACATGACAGGACCCGGAGCAGGATCTACAGGCGGAGCAGGATCTACAGGCGGCGCACCTATAGGTGCCGCGCCAACAGGTGCAACAGGCGCAACAGGAAAAATAGACCCTCGTTTACAGACAGGAGGAACAGGACCGTCAGGTCCAAAGAATAAAGATTTTATTATTCCGGATCGCTATAAGAATGAGCCCTGGGCTAAAGAGGTCAAAGATTTTAATGACCTATGGCACCGTATGGCGAGCGCTCAGAAACTTATAGGAAAGGATAAGATCCCTCTTCCCGGTGAGAACGCTACACAAGAAGAGCTTGACTCTTTTTATTCTAAACTTGGGCGTCCTGAAACTGCGGACGGATATGAGTTTAAAAGTTCTGAGAACACCAAAGACATTCCTCGTAATAAAGAAATGGACAGCAAGATGAAAAACATCTTGTTCAAATACGGCCTCCCTAAAAAAGCCGCTGAAGGAATAGTCTCAGAATACGAAGAGGTTGTTTATGATCTAACCAGACCCGCGGTTGAGGCAAGTGCGAAACAGAATGTTGATTTTCAAAAACTCGCGGATGAAGTTTTAGGTGAGGACAAAGCGGCCGCGATGAATGCTTTTATGAGTGTAATGCGAGAAGCTCTGGGTGAAAAAGCCTATTTGGCTGATAAGATAAAAGGAATGTCAAACGATGAGTTGCTTCCTCTTATTGTTTTTGGGAAACATATTTATGATACCTATTCTGGAGAAAGTAGGGTCATAAATAGGCCCGGGCCTAAAGGCGATTTGACCGGAGATTTAAGGTCTGATTTTCAGACGTTATCTCAGCAAAAGCGCATGATAAAAGC